GGTACCGCAAAAAATGACGTAGAATTAATTTCTCGTTATCGTGAAATGGCTATGCAACCAGAGATTGAATCTGCAATTGATGATATTGTTAATGAAGCCATATGTCAAGATGACGATGGTAAAAATATTCAAATTGTTTTAGATAATTTAAAACAACCAGACAAAATTAAAAAAGCAATTGTTGAAGAATTTAACAATGTATGTAGACTGTTAAATTACAATAATATGGCTCAAGATATTTTTCGTAGATATTATGTTGATGGTAGAATGTTTTACCATATCATTATTGACAGAGAAAATCCGACTCAAGGTATTCGTGAATTAAGATATATTGATCCACGTAAGTTAAAGAAAGTTCGTGAAGTCAAAAAACAAAAAGACGAACGAACTGGTGTGGATATAATGAATGTTGTTAACGAATATTATATCTTCAACGACAAAGTGGTTACAGCAAGTTCTTCCAATTTTGGTCCTGTTGGTGTTCGTATTACTACAGATTCTATTATTTCCGTGGTTTCTGGTCTTATGGATTCTCGTAGAGCGGTGGTGTTATCATACCTACACAAAGCAATTAAACCATTAAACCAATTACGTATGATTGAAGATGCGACAGTTATCTATCGTATCTCTAGAGCACCAGAACGTAGAATATTCTATATTGACGTAGGTAATTTACCTAAGTTAAAAGCAGAACAATATATGCGTGATATTATGGTCAAGTACAAGAACAAACTTGTCTATGATGCAAACACAGGTGAAGTTCGTGATGATCGTAAGTTTATGTCAATGATGGAAGATTTCTGGTTACCTCGCCGTGAGGGTGGTAAAGGTACAGAGATTACTACATTGCCTGGTGGTCAAAACTTAGGTGAATTGGAAGATGTTAAATATTTTGAAAAGAAACTATACAAAGCACTTTGCGTACCAGTCTCACGTTTAAATCCAGAATCTTCGGGATTCTCTCTTGGTCGTGTTAATGAAATTACCAGAGATGAATTAAAATTCTCTAAGTTTGTTGCTCGTATGCGTAGTAAGTTTTCTGAATTATTTGATCAAGCTCTACGTATACAATGTGTACTAAAAGGTATCTGTACCGATGATGAATGGAAAGAATTCAGAGAAAACATTTACTACAACTTCATTAAAGATAATAACTTTACAGAATTAAAAGATGCTGAGTTAATGAAAGAAAGACTTTCATTATTGGCTAACGTTGATCCATATACCGGTCGTTATTTTTCTCAAGCATGGATTCAACGTAATGTATTGCGTTTGACTGATGAACAAATCAAAGAAATGCAATCTGAAATTGATGATGAAAAAGAAGCAGGTTTAGGATTACCAGTTGGTGTGATGAATGATGTAACTCAACAACAAATGATGAGTCAAGTTCCACAACAACCAATGAATCCAGCAGATCAGCAAGATACCACTCAAAAAGAAAGTGTTGAAGATACTTCTAAAGATTTAACTATATCCATGACAAAATTTTTTGATACTTTAGTTGAAGATTCCAATGTCAAAAGAGAACAATAATCTTCTTGAAAATTCTGTAACATTAGCGACTTCAATTGCATTTACCAAAAAAGAAGTTGCTAAACTTAAAGAAGAATTTAGAGAACTATTAGAAAATTCTCCTCCAGAAATAATTGTAGAAACCTACGAAGGAACCAAAGGTCCAATTGGACCTGTTGGTCTTACTGGACCTGTTGGTCCGCAAGGTATTCGTGGTGAAAAAGGTTCTCAAGGTGAACCCGGAATACAAGGAGTTCCCGGAATCAAAGGTGACCAAGGCGAAAAGGGTGATACTGGAGAAAAAGGAATTACAGGTGATCGTGGTGAAAAGGGGGACAGAGGTGATCGTGGTGAAAAAGGAGACAAAGGCGACCAAGGCGTTCCTGGTGTAGATGGTAAATCCGGTAGTGCGGGAATCAACGGTAAGAACGGTTTAGATGGTAAAGATGGAACCAATGGAAAAGATGGTATTAATGGTAAAGACGGAAAGAATGGTCTAGATGGCATCAATGGTAAAGACGGAACCAATGGAAAAGATGGTATTAATGGTAAAGACGGAAAGAATGGTCTAGATGGTAAAGATGGTGAACGTGGTGAGAAGGGTGAAAAGGGAGACAAAGGTGATCCAGGTAAAGATGCTGATATTCTTCCAATACAAGAAAAACTTTCAGTCTTTCAAAAAGGAATTGAACAAGACCTAAACAATTATAAAAACAAAATCAATTCTGTAATAACATCAAAAGGTTTTGGTGAAACTGCTGGATCAGGTTCATATTATTTAAATGATTTAGGTGATACAGATAAAGCAAGTATAAAAACTGCTGCAAATGGACAAAGTTTAATATATAATAGTAGCATAAAAAAATGGGTTGCAGGTAATATATCGCAACCAGTTGAATTAATTAATCCTGTATTCACATATACAAATGGATTATTAACAAATATAACATATTCTGGTGGACAAACAAAAACACTTACATACTCTAGTGGAATTCTAACTCAAATAGATCAGAATATGCTAACATATATAATAAGAAAGACATTTAATTATACAGATGGAGTATTAACTTCGATTACACAGGTAACTTTATAATATGGCAACCATTGACGTAGCAAACTCACGCAACCTTACAGCAGTTACTTACGCTCAGGACGATATTATCAACGTCTTGGATGGCGTAACGCTCACTATTAACAGCCAATGGTCAATCAGACCAAGATTGATTCAGGCTCTTGGCACAGGGCGTATTGAGGTTAGCAACTCCAGTAACACAACACCTCATCTGCAAGAGTTTTTTATGCAGAATGGTTTAAGTAGTGCTGCTTTAAATAATGGTGGTTTTACTGTCCAACAGAACGGTGTTCTACAAGTCAGAGGTGACTGGATTACTGTAGGAACGTCTACAGGTGCAAATAACCAGACATTGTTTAGTGCAAACAATGTTGGTGGCGTATCAATTGACTACCCCTCAATGATTCAAGTTGAAACAGCTAACGGTAGTAATGTATGGGAAGTATGGCAAGCTATTCCTGAAGATGTTACTGGTGGTACAAATAACACCTACGGATTTAACGCTAATAATGTTACTGTGGGTACTGTATCTATCACAACTGGTGGTGTGGTAACTGGCAATGGCACAAACTTTTTAAGTTCACACATTGGATTACCATTTAAACTGCCAAGCATTGCCCGTGATTTTGTTGTAAGTGCGCTTACTTCTAATACATCTATTACTATTCAAGAACTTGATGGCACGACTTATACAGGCGGTGTAATTGCAGCGGGTAATACACACATTATTCGTTCTGGTTCTTTAATTAATCCAACACAGGTTGGCGCAAGCGAAGTCGGTAAGGTGCTGTTTTTTAATCCCTTGACTACAGCGGTCAGAACGGGGGATGGAACGAACGGGACAAAGATACCTACAGGCGCAAGGGTTCGTATACCAAACATTCACTTTAACTCTGCGCTACAACAGACTACCCTTGCAACAGCAATCACAGGCACAGGCGCACAGGCTTTTACATTAGCCACAGCAATTGGACCAACAACCAACGGCGCTATTAACGTCAACCAAGCGATTGGTTCTTTTCTTTTGGTTAGTGGCTCAACGATTGAGCGTATTCACTTTCTTACTCGTTCTGGTGCAGTAGTTAGCGCAACCTCACAACTAAGAGGGCAATACGGCACAACGGCTCAAGCTAGTTTTCCAATTGGAACATTAGTCTATTGGATTCCATCGCCCAATAACACAGTCAATAACGCTGGCTTTAGCTGTAACCCATCTGGCACAATTGACATACAAACTTGCAGTACAGGTATGCGGTTTAGAAATGATTTTCAAAACTACGCTGATCTAACGCTTAAAGACTTTGGTTGTTTTGGAACACTCATCGGTAACTCTGCTGGTACTTATAACTTAAACACATTAAGCCTATTAGGAATTAACTGGCAAGCCCCCACATCAGTTAACGCTACAGCTACACTTAGTTCTATGCTTGGAAGCGGCAGTATTTCAAGTATTCATGCTAATTCTAATTATTCGGGCAACACAAGTGGAACAGCTTACAACTTTTCCAACATCCAGAACGCTCAAGTAATCAGTAATTTACGCTCTAGACAATGGGGTCGAAATGGGGCAGCGACTACAGCAGGATTTCGTGGCTTTGCATTTACAACGATTAAATCTGCTACTCCTGTAGATGGTCTTTACATGGCTGGCGGTGGGTTTTTTATAGCTGCTACTACCAACATTGATATTAAAAATATTTTTATTGCATCTTTGCCTAACGGCAATAGCACTAGCTCTACTGATGGAACTACATTTCCAACAATAACCAGCACAGTCAACAGCACGTTCAGAGGCTTACAGGTCTGGGGTGGAGGTATTGTTTCAAGAGGTGCTTTAATCAGCATCGACTCATCTTGTGAAAGCGTTGTGTGTCATAACAAAGGATACTCAGCGATTGCGGGTTCATTACAAGTCCCATCCATTGTTACAGACGCTGGGTTAAATAGCATCATCGCATTTATATCTGTTACAAACCCTCGTGTACAAACAGCAGCTCAAACTTATTTGACTGGTAACTCTATCAGTAACAGCGGTGGATTGTTTCGTATGCTGTTAATTGATTCCGTTACAAGTACAGCGGCTGGTACAGGTGGTGCATCAAAGTCTGGCGTTGAAATGGATATGGTTGCTGGCCCTCATCGAATATTTCAGACAACTGCAATAGCTTCAATTATTCCAAACTTGGTCGATGTGCAGCCCATTATTGTGATGTCAAACACAGCCAAAAGTGTTGGCTCTGTTTATGTCGGTGGCTTTTCAGCACAAAGCTCTTTTAATATGTACACCTTTGGTGGCGGCACATTCTTAGATAACCTTGGTCGTATCTACTACCCTGCTATTAGTGACTCAGTTATTATCAAGTCGGTGTTTGCACTCAAAGGCATCACAAACTTCACAGGCACAGCGTTTGATTTTAACTACAACTTAGGCGGTGGCAACCCAATCCCCGCAGGCACGACTGTTGAATTTAGAATGACCAATTGGGGTACTGCAAACACGGGCGCATGGACAGCGTTTGTTGATAACTCTAGCCTTGAAACGGCAAGGGCTGCACTGACAGGTTATAGCTCGTCGGTTGGTTTAGATTTGCAATTCCGCATTACAGGCACGACTGCGGTGGCTGGTCGATATGTGATGAGCATGAAGTTGCCTGTCACGATTGATGCAGCCTATGACCCTGCCGTATACAGAACAGAGATTGGCTTTACTGGCGCACAAGTTGGTACGCTGATTGCAGGCTATCTAAACGCAGACCCAAATAATCCGTCACTGCAAAGTAACAAAACTCTTGCCAGCGATACTGGTTCTGTACCAATGCCGTATGACTATGATGCTGTTCCCGTGGCGTATCGCTTAGTAGCTCGATTAGCAGGCTGGACGTTTAGTAGTTTGACCGGAACATACCTCAAGACAGCAATCAGCATCCCTATCACGCAAAACCAAGTGTTAGATGTTAATGGCAATCCTCTGTATGTATCGGGCGTGACAGGCGTAGCGGTTGACCACGTTGCTCAGACCATTACCGTAAGTGCCAATCGTTCCGCAGCACAGATTTGGTCAGCGGTGCAAGATAACCTTTCTTTGCTTACAAACCTAGCACGACCAGACCCATTTACAACAAACAACGGTACAGTTTTCGACAGCAGCTACACGCTAGTCGTGACTGGCGGCATTACATCTGGCAACATCGACTCAAACGTAACCCTATCTGGCACACTTGCAAGCGGTGTAAACATTGTTGGTAACATCGCACAAGCAACACCAACCAATTTAACTGGTGTGTCTATCGTTGGTAATTTAACATATAACACAGCTTCATCACCTACTGTAACTTTAACAAATACAAACATTAGTGGAACAGTTAGCAACGCTGGTGCAGGTACAGTCACAATCAGTGCAAGTGGTAGCACTATTGGTACAGTCGGTACTCGTGTTGTTACTCGACCTGTTACTGCTTTAACATTAAATGGTTTAACCGCCGGATCACAGATTTATATTGCTAACGGTTCTGGTACGCAAGTTGCGTATGTCGCATCGTCAGGCACAAGCTACACACTCGACACCACAGGTCAAACAGGCGCTTGGGTTTGGAAGGTAGCTCGCTATGGATTTACATCACAATACGGTGGACACAGCCCCGCCACGGCTTCAACAACGGTAACGGTTGTCTTATCAGCAGACGCATTCATTACGCAGCCTGTAAAGGCTACAGTAGCAGCGTATGAGTTCTTGCCGAACATGGACACCTTGTATGATTACTCAGCCTACTACGAAACGCTAGAGATCGGCATACCCTACTCACGGATCATCACCAAGGCGGGTACTAACGCTTCTGCTGGCTCATATCCTGTAGAAATAAATGATACAGGTGACTTGTTTGTTTTTAATGGTTCATCATTATCAATCTGGTGTGGTGATAGACTAAGTGCTGGAACTACAATTACAGGCGCATTGTTTAGTTCAAGTTCTGTAACGATACCTTCTAACTTTGGCAATACAGCTATTACAGCAAACGTGATTCAGCTCTTTCCAAGTGACTTGTCTGGTATGGTTATCACAGGTAACTTGAGTTACAACGATAGCGCTCCATACGCCTATACTGCAACTATTACTGACAGTACTATTACAGGCACAATTAGTAACATTGGAACTGCTCAAGTTAAAGTGATTAAGGCTGGTACTTCACCGTTCTTTACTGCTGGCGCTAGAGTAAGTGTTGTAGGAATAGCTACCTTTAGAACAACTGATAACCTTGCCTTGACCACTTATGTTACTAAAAACGGTGGTGTAGATTTAGGGTTTGTAGTGCAAAATACTGCTAGGACTGTAGAAGTTTCAGCAGGAGATACGTTTGCGGTATATGCTGTAGCATATGGATACAAAAGAAAGTTATATTATCCTGTAGCTTCAGACTTTAATACGTTTACTACATCATTAATTCCAGAGACTAACGTAGATACAACATTAAATACTACTAATAGAAACTATATTGCAACACAAATAAGCACAGCTCTTGATGGTCAATTGGTTGCAGTATCAATAGGTTCAGACTTACGTGCTTATTCTCCAGCGGATGTTTTAAACGGATTACATTACTACACAGTTGTGTACGGCGAATTGCCAGCTTATGTATCAGTTTTGTCTGGAACCACTGCGGGTTTTGACATCATAACGGGTGGCGTTTATATATCATCTCCAGCGTTTTATGCCAAAGTAAATAACTCAGTAACTACTACAACAGACGTAGGTATCTTAATACCATTGTACTTCCAAGTAGCCGCTTCTGTTTATGTTGCTAATCCAGCATATACCCCAGTGAAAAAGAATAGCTCAGGTATTATTTTACAGACTGCGCCTTGGACACAGCAAACAGCGGTTATTAGTGAAACAGACAAGACTAGTATACGAACTGGTCTTGCCCTACAAGCAAATGTTTTAGCTATTCCAACTAATACTCTTTTAACTACTGATGTTCGTTTGAATAGATTGGATGCCAATGTTTCAAGTCGCCTCGCAACAACATCTTATACTGCGCCAGATAATGCAAATACTGCTTTGATAAAGGTTAAAGTTGATACCTTACCTATACTCACTCAAATCGAAGCATCAACTGTATTAGCTAAAGAATCTACTGTAAATACAAAGGCATCACAAGCAAGTGTCAATGCGATTCCAACAAATACCGTGTTGGTAACAGATACTAGACTAGATAAACTGGATGCCAATGTTTCAAGTCGCCTAACACTTGCAGGAATTGAATCATCTAATGTGGTTGCAAAAGAGGCTTCGGTTACATCAGTTAAAATAAACACCAATTTAATACCAGCACTACTTTAATAAATCAAAATATTATAAATATCTATTATTTGGAGAACTTTATGTCAGATTACTCAACACGCAATATCATTGATTATGCATTTGATGGTGATGGTACAAAATTTAGAGATGAATTATATGGTTCAATTCATGACCGTATTTCGGCACACATTGATGCCAAGAAGCAAGAGATTGCTCGTGGTTTGGTAGGACAGAATGAAGAAATTGAAGAAGTTGAAGAATAATACATGAAATCAATGAAAGACTTCCTCGATTCAAGACAACCTCTACCTGAAGTGGTAGAGGAAGAAGTTATTACGATTGAGGAATTAGAAGCAATGGATGAAACATTGTTTGAAGATGATGAAAAACAAATTCATGGCCATCCAATGGATCCACCAGCCGTACTGGTTATGCGTAGAAAGTCTATTAGACAGTTCCCAAATAATCAAAGAGTGGCAATGTATTATGTGGATAAGATAAATAAGTATGTAACAGTTCCATACTTGGCAATGCAATGGTCTGCTTCAATGCCGGAAGAAGTTTCGGGTAATATTATAAACAGTTTAGTAAATATTGTTGAATCACAAAAAGAAAAAATTGTTCATTTTGATGACGGTAAAACATTTAAAGTAAATGAACAAACAGCCAAAACAATTCTAAAAGTTTATTCTGCATTGAACGAAGATAACAAACAAAAGCTTGCTGAAATGGCACAAATGAATAAAGAAAATTTTGTGAAAGTATTTAACTTTGCACAACAAGAATTATTAAAATAGGATAGAAAATGGCAACCTCAAATTCGACACAGATACTAATTGACACTAATAGACGAACTGTTATCAAACGAGTTGGTATTTTTGATGCCGCCGGTGGTGATGAAAACGAAACTGTCATTATTAATCCAAGAACTTTAAATTATTTAATGAACGCCAACAATTTACCGTATCAGGCCGGCAATACATTTGGACCAGGTTTTGCAAATTCAGCGTTCACAATTACCAGAATTCTTGCTACTGTTGATGCTGAAGTTGGTCACCTTCAATTAAAGTGGGAAGGCACTGGTGCTTCAGCCACAATTTTTGCATTTGGTGCTGGATCATCAGATACTAATATTAACGGTAATTTTCCAGCGATCACTAATAATGCCACAGGTCCTACAGGTAACGTAACAATCAAGACTGTAGGAACAACAGCAAATGCTGCATATACAGTTATGATTGAATTACATAAAAATGGCACCTACTACAGTGGTGGCCAATTCCAAGATCCTGCTGCGTTTAACTATCCTCCTTACAATCTAACACCATAAGGAACTGGATCTAAAATGAAACTTATTAAAGAAATCAACGAAACAATAAACTACATCATCGAAGAATCTGATGGCAAGAAAGTTTTGCATATTGAAGGTCCTTTTTTGGTAGCCGAAGTAAAAAATAAAAATGGTAGATTGTACGAATTCAATACCATGAGAAAAGAAGTACATCGTTACACAGAAGAATGTATAAATAAAAATAGAGCATTTGGTGAACTGGGACATCCAGATTCTCCTTCTATCAATCTAGAAAGAACCGCTATTTTAATTAAATCATTAAAAGAAGATGGTAATCAATGGATTGGTAAAGCAAAAATACTTGAAACACCAATGGGTATCATAGCAAAACAATTAATAGAAGGTGGCGCTCAACTTGGTGTTTCTTCCCGAGGAATGGGATCATTGAAGAATGTTAACGGTGTTAATGTTGTTCAACCCGATTTTTATCTAGCCACAGCGGCAGATATTGTAGCAGACCCTTCCGCACCTGGTGCATTTGTACGTGGTATCATGGAAGGAAAAGAATGGATGTTAATCAATGGTGTTTGGACTGAACAAGATCAATCTGAAGCAATACAACAAATACGTAAAGCAACCAGAAAACAAATTGAGGAAGTTAGTCTAAATATTTTTGGAAGCTTCCTTAAAAAACTTTAAACATAAATATACAATACAGAAAACAAGGAGATTTTCAAAATGGCAAAATTCAATCTGTCTGAAGCCGCTAGTGCAATTCTGGAAGGATCAAAAGAAACATTTGATGCTAACATTGCTGCAAAACGTGGACAACGTGGACAAACAGGTACAAAATCAGAAGTAGGCGATAGTAAGTTGGATGCAAGTGTAGCTTATGGTACATCTGATGCAGGAAAAATTGGTGATGCACCAGAAGCAAACGATGCTGGTTTACCAGATTTCACTAGAGGCGTTCCATCAGCAACACCACCAGGCGCAACACCACCAGTTGGTGCAGAAGCAGGTAGTAAGTTAAGTGGTCAACCACAACAAACTATGGGTCGTGCTGATTTAGTTACTCCAACACAAGCATCTGCAACAGACTATTCAGCAATTCGTGATCGTATTGCCGGCAAACTTGCACCACAAATGATGCAAGCCAATCCAGGTGCTACATTCCAAGCATATGCTGAAGATATCAATGCAATGTTGTCTGGTGAAAACCTTTCAGAAGAATTCGTATCAAAAGCTACCACAATTTTTGAAGCAGCTGTTGTTGCTCGTGCAACTGAAGTTGTTGAAATTATGGAACAAGAATTGACAGAACAATTTGAAGTTGCTGTCGAACAAGTAAAAGAAGATTTGGCATCTAAAGTTGATGACTATCTGAATTACATGGTCGAAGAATGGATGAGAGAAAACGAAATCGCTATTGAAAAAGGTCTACGTGCTGAAATTGCCGAAGATTTTATTAACGGTCTACGTGATTTATTCGTTGAACACTATATCGACATTCCAACAGAGAAAGTTGACATTGTTAGTGAATTGGCTGAGAAGGTTGAAGAACTGGAAGAGTCACTCAATGCTGAAATTAATCGTGGTGTTGAACTAACAAAAGAATTAAATGAACAAAGAAAAATCGAGGCTATCTACACAGCGTGCGAAGGCCTGACACAAACCCAAGTAGAAAAAATGAAATCACTCGCAGAGAGTATTGAATTTACTACTGAATATGAATTTGCTGATAAAATGGAAACATTGAAAGAATCTTACTTTCATCCTTCAGTTAAAACTGCAAGCAGATTAGCTTTAGATGAAGAAGTATTCATTGAAGAAGAAAAGAAAGTTTACAAATCTTCAGACCCAGCAATGGACATTTACGCAAAAACAATTTCGAAAACTTTAATTAAATAAATAAAGTACCAAAGATACTTACCATAAGGAGATTTTAATGTATCTATCAGAAGAACTACAACAAAAATGGAATCCTGTTTTGGAACACCCAGAATTGGAAGCTATTAAAGATCCATACAAGAAAGCTGTAACAGCTGTTATTCTTGAAAACCAACATCAAGCGATGCAACAAGATCGTCAGATGTTAAATGAAACATTGACAGCTGATGGTCCTACAAACATCACTGGTGGTGTTCAAAACTTCGATCCAATCTTAATCAGCTTGGTTCGCCGTTCATTGCCAAATCTGATCGCTTATGACGTTGCTGGTGTTCAACCAATGACAGGTCCTACAGGTCTGATTTTTGCAATGCGTGCTAAGTATGCAACACAAGGTGGTGCTGAAGCTTTCTATAACGAAGCTAACACAGTATTCTCAGGTAAACCATCTGCTGCGAACCCATACGGTTTCCAAGGCACATTGGCATCTGATACAGCAAATACATTCCAAACTCAGACAGCATCATCAAATACTACATCTGGTATTGGTGTTCCAACTGCTAACGCTGAATTCTGGGGTGCTGACGTTGCTGGTCAACCAGTTTTTCAACAAATGGCATTCTCAATTGAGAAAGTTACTGTTACTGCACAAAGTCGTGCATTGAAAGCTGAATACTCACTTGAATTAGCTCAAGACTTGAAAGCAATTCATGGTCTGGATGCTGAAACAGAATTGTCAAACATTCTGTCAACAGAAATCTTGGCTGAAATCAACCGTGAAGTTATTCGTACAATCTATACTTGTGCCGTTCCTGGTGCTCAGTATGGTACTGTAACTGCTGGTTCATTCGACTTAGATACAGATTCAAACGGTCGTTGGTCAGTTGAACGTTTCAAAGGTTTGATTTTCCAAATCGAACGTGATGCTAACGTAATTGCTAAGCAAACTCGTCGTGGAAAAGGTAACGTTTTGATCGTTTCTTCAGATGTTGCTTCAGCAATGGCTATGTCTGGTGTTCTTACTTACACACCTGCATTACAAGCTGACTTACAAGTTGATGACACAGGTAACACATTCGCTGGTCTGTTACATGGTCGTATTAAGGTCTATATTGACCCATACTTCGGTGGTTATACAACTAATCAAGAATTGGTTACAATCGGTTATAAGGGTGCTTCACCTTATGATGCTGGTCTGTTCTATTGCCCATACGTTCCTCTACAAATGGTTCGTGCAGTTGACCAGTTCACATTCCAACCAAAGATTGGATTCAAGACTCGTTACGGTATGGTTGCAAACCCATTCGCACAAGGCTTAACAGCTGGTAACGGCGCATTGAACGCACGTACAAACGTTTACTACCGCTTGTTCTCAGTAAGAAACTTGATGTAATTTACGTTAAAAATAAAATCACCGTAGAGTGATCTTTTAAAGAGGACCCTTAAAAAAGGTCCTCTTTTTTTATGACCTAAATACTAGTAAGATAGTAATTATAGAACCTAAATCACATTTTATTGTTAAAATACTACTATGACAGTACTTACCAGAGTTCCAGAAAATACCAATTACTTACAAGCAACTAAGTTTCTATTAACTATTGATAGAATTACTACCACACAATACTTTTGTCAATCTGTGAATTTGCCTGGTGTTTCGTTAGGAAAAGCAGAGTTCAATACACCAACTTTAGATATGTACGTGGCTGGAAATAAATTAACGTATAGTCCATTAACAATATCATTTACTATTGATGAACAGATACAATCATGGAAAGAATTACATACATGGTTTCTTTCCATTGCATCACCGGATATGGAAGAAAGAGTTAGATTAACAGATTTACAAAGCAAAAGAAAAACACAAAAGAATTATTCAGACGGAACATTGACCATTCTTTCGGCACTAAACAATCCTATTGTCAATGTAAGATTCATCAATTTATTTCCAATATCTCTATCTGACATTCAATTTGACACACAATCTTCGGCTGATAGTATTATTACAGCTACAGCAACATTTCATTACCAGCAATTTGATTTTGCACCTATCTAACATAGATATTGCCACAATAACATTGTATATGTTATAATGCCGTTTTAACGTTAATTACTTGATATCATTATGGAAAATTTGGAACAAATACTTAAACTGTGGGAAAAAGATGCTGATATTGACCAGACAGAACCTGGAAAAGCACTCTTAGAAATACCCAAACTACACAACAAATATCTCACTATTCTGACCAAACACAAGATGGCTTCAAAGAAAGCACATTTTGATTACCTTCGTTTACGTAAACTCAAATGGGAATACTATACAGGTAAAATGTCTAGAGAAGAATTGGCAGAACACGGATGGGATCCTTTTCAATTTACTTTGAAATCCGATGTGTCTACATATTTGGAAGCAGATAACGATCTAATTCGTTTATTGGAAAAGAAAATATATCATGAAGAATCTGTGTCTGTTGTTGAATCAATTATGAATGAATTGAAAAACCGTAATTGGGAGTTGAAATCATTCATTGATTGGGAAAGGTTTATAAGTGGACAATGATGGTCAAATAAGATTCTTTATAAATACTTCAAAAGGAGTGTTTAATGAAAAACATATTTGAAGGACTTAAAGATATTATTAAATATGAGGATATAGATAAACAAGAATTTGAATCTCAAAGAGAATTATTTGTATCTGAAGCGTTAAAAAGAAATTCTATATTTGTTGAATGTCCTCACTGCAAGGTTGTTGGTAATGAACCAAATATGTTACGATGGCATTTTAATAATTGTGATACAGTTTTGAGATGTTGTGAACAATGTGGTAATACAATACCAAGACAAGGAATAAAACCATTTCTATATGATGTTAAGAAGTATTGTAACAGAAAATGTTACATGGAGAGTAAAAAAGGTAAGCCACCTATTGTTATGACCCGTGAGGTTAAAGAAAAAATTAGCAAATCTTGGATTGGTAGAGATATTATCAATTATAAAAAACCAAAAAAGAAAAAAATAAATGAGTGATTTAATTATTTCTAAAGTAAATGAAGTATATGCAAAGATAACTTGTGAGAAACATATATCAAAAGAATTACATGAGTATTTTTCTTTTATGATACCAGGATATCAATTTGTTCCCGCTTACAGAAATAAAATTTGGAATGGTAAAATATATCTTTATCATCTAAACACTTCACAAATCTATCTTGGTTTACTTCCATATGTGGAAGAATTCTGTCAATCTAGAGAATACACATATGAATATACCGATAACTTAGATATAGAAGATGAATTCTCCGTATATCATGCAAAAAAATTTATCGAATCTCTAAACTTACATTCCCGTGGTAGTTCTATTGAAGTGAGGGATTATCAGATTGAAGCTTTCTGTAATGCAATGCAGAAACGGAGAAGGTTATTATTATCACCTACTGCATCAGGTAAATCACTTATCATATATCTAATATTCAGACAGTTATTAGATTATCAAAATCTTAAAGGACTTATCATTGTTCCAACCACATCTCTGGTGGAACAACTATATTCAGACTTTAGTGACTATTCATCTCACAATGGTTTTGATGTTGAAAACAGCGTACACAGAGTATATCAAGGAAAATCTAAAGAGTCAAGCAAAAATTTAATTATTTCTACTTGGCAGTCATTGTATACTTTACCTAAAGAATATTTCCAACAGTTCGATTATGTAATTGGTGATGAAGCTCACCTATTCAAAGCACAATCTTTGACTTCAATACTAACATCTTGCACTAACACAAAGTACCGTGTAGGACTCACTGGAACGTTGGATGGCACCAAAACACACAAGCTTGTACTAGAAGGATTGTTTGGCACGGTTAAGACCGTTACAACAACCAGAGAATTGATTGATAATCAACAAGTTTCAGATTTTGAAATTAAGTGTTTGGTCTTAAAACATCCAGATGATAAATGTTTAGAACTTAAAGATAAGTCTTACCAAGATGAAATTCAGTATCTTATTGCAAATGAACAACGTAATAAATTCATTAAAAATCTTGCAGTTAGCTTAGGTACAAATACTTTGGTATTATATCAAATGGTTGACAAACATGGCAAAATACTGTATGATATGATAAGACAAACAACAAATATAGGTAATCGTAAAGTTTTCTTTGTCCATGGTGGAACTGAAACTGATGACCGTGAAGAAATTCGTAGAATTATGGAATTAGAAAATGATGCAATCGTTGTGGCTTCTTTCGGTACTTTTAGTACTGGTATTAATATTCGTAACTTGCATAACATTATATTTGCATCACCAAGTAAAAGTCGTGTTAGAAACTTGCAATCAATTGGTCGTGGACTTAGACAATCTGAGGGAAAAACAAAAGCTACTTTGTACGACATTGCAGATGACCTCAGATATAAAAAACACATGAATTTTACGTTAAAACATTTCGTTGAACGGGTAAAGATATATACTGAGGAGAAGTTCCCATTCAAGATGTATAAAATAGGATTAAAAAATGGATAACATTAAAATAATCAGATTACAGAATGGTGATGATATTATTGGATCAGTTATTTTTGAATACGATGAATATTATGTAAAAGAACCAATGTTAGTTGGTATAGAATATGTTGGTAACAAATCTAGTTTAATCATGAGACAATGGTTACCTTCACAATTAATTAATACAAATGAAATAAAAATAAAAGAAAGAGATGTACTTTTTGTAGTAGAACCTGCTGAAGATTTCTGTGAATACTATACACATACTGTGGAAAGACTAACTGAGTTGCTTGATTATAAAGAAAAAACAAAGAATATGGATGAAGATCAAATTAGTATTATTATGGATGCATATGAAGAAATGAATCATGGAACTATTGTTCATTAGCATATTCAATGGGGGACATAGAGAACTATACTCTTTGTCAAGCGTTAAGTCAAATTTTAAATAAAGGTATACCACAAAGATATTATGGAAAATAATGAAAGTACAATTGTAACAGAAGAACCTGTTGAAATATTACCGGTCAAAAAGAAACCAAAACAGTATGTTAATAATGCAGACTTTATGGCTGCCTTGACACATTACAAAGAGTTGAGTGAACAGGCTAAAGAAAGTAAACTTCCTTCTCCTCCTATACCGAATTACATAGGAGAATGTTTTATGAAGATTGCCGAAGGGTTATCACATAAACCAAACTTCATTAACTATTCTTACCGTGACGAAATGATTTCGGATGGTATTGAAAACTGTTTGATGTACTTTGACAACTTTGATCCATCCAAATCTAGTAATCCATTTGCTTATTTTACCCAAATCATTTACTATGCTTTCCTCAGACGTATACAGAAAGAAAAGAAACAGACCTATGTGAAATACAAAGCCACAGAGCAAATGGGTATTTTAGATGAGTTTGAGATGTTGGAAATGGAAGATGGTGGCATGAGACACTTTGAACTCTATGACAATATTGCCGAATTCATTGAAACCTATGAAGAGGCAAAGAAAAACAAAAAAGTGGTAAAGAAACCAAAAGGGCTTGAATCTTTTGTGGAAGAATGATACACTATCATCTTTAGGAGTATATTATGTATAAAGTGACTTACTTACCAGAACCATCTGTATCTCAAATTCTTGCGTTTGAAGAATTCGATTCTTATAGGTCTGCAATGTATTTTGCAAACAAATTTCAGGTTGATGGTCTTGTCTTAGAAATCAAATATTATCCAAAAGAAAATAAGAAACTGGATCGCAACTGATGAAAGTAGCAATAATAACGGATCAACATTTTGGTGCTAGAAATGATTCACAACATTTTTTGGATTTTTATGAGAAGTTTTATAAAGAAACATTTTTTCCTAATATTGAGTCTCATGGCATTACTACCCTACTTATTTTGGGTGATACTTTTGACCGCAGGAAATACGTTAACTTCTATACATTAAAACGTGCCAAAGAAATGTTCTTTGATAAACTAGCCGAACTCAATATTGAAGTTCATATGTTGGCTGGTAATCACGACACATATTTTAAAAATACCAATGACGTTAACTCGGTTGACTTATTATTGCGTGAGTATAATAACATTACAATCATTGATTCACCACAGACTATTCATTTAAACTATGAAGATGTAACCCATGATGTATGCATGATACCATGGATATGTACTGAAAATTACGAACAGTCAATGTCTGAGTTAAAAAACACCAGTGCTACATTGTGTATGGGTCACTTAGAAATTGCTGGTTTTACTATGCATCGTGGAATGAAATCGGAAGAAGGACTAGATCGTGGAATTTTTAAACGATTCGACATAGTTTTTAGTGGTCATTTTCACCATCGCTCAAGTGATGATAATATACACTATCTTGGAAACCCTTACGAAATAACATGGCAGGATTATAACGACAGTCGGGGTTTTCACATCTTCGACTTGGACAGTCGTAACTTGGAGTTTGTTGCAAATCCTAATGTAATGTTTCATCGTATTGTTTATGATGATAAGGAAGAATCAATAACGGAAATTAATAATAAAGAACTATCACAATATAAAAACTGCTACGTCAAAGTTGTCGTTGTTAACAAAACAAATCCTTATCTATTTGATAAGTTTATGAACAATCTTTATAATGTTAACCCAATTGATATTACCATTGCGGAAGACTTTACTGACTTGACAGAAGGTGTGGAAGATGATATGATAGATCAAGCAGAAGATACTATGACAATCATTTCGAAGTATATTGATGGTATCAAAGAAGAAAACCTTGACAACAATAAACTGAAAACTATAATGCGTGAATTATACGTTGAAGCATTGAATACAGAACAGGCATGATAAAATTTGAGAAGGTAAGGTGGAAGAATTTTCTTTCCACAGGTGCATCATTTACTGAAATTAGTTTTACAAAATCACCAAACACATTGATTGTTGG